AGACAGACCTTAATGTACATTCACATAAACCATTATCTGATGCACAGAGTAGAACACTAAGAAGACATATACATACAAACAAACCAGATTCAGTTAGTTTTGATAATTATACAAACAATGTGGGAGAAAATGAAACACACGCACATAACAGTAAACAGTTTCCAAAAGCATCACATACTGATATGTTTAATTCAGAGGACTTTAACGGAAATGATCACGGTCCTGATTATAAGACAGCCGCAACCGGAGAAGATACAGTAAAAAAACTAAAATATCCAGGTTTAACACCTAAACAAAGAAAATTACAATTAGAAATTGATTCTGAACAACGTGAAGATCCGTATGATCCAGATCCACCTATATGTAAAACTAATACTGATGCACGTACTTATACTGAACCTGGTAGAGGTGGTTTTGCTGGTAGAGAGCCCGGAGAAACATGTGATTATAACGAATCAACATCAATTCATGATGTTAATCAGCCTAAACATGTTAATAGACCAACCAATGCAGATGGTGCAGAAGGAGTAAAGAAGGAATCAGGTAACGTTTATAGTGGAAAACCAGAAGGAGTTAAATTTGATCCAAAGAACCCTACACATTTAAAAGAATTAGGAGAAAGGTGGAACGATCCACAACAAGGTAAATTAAATGAACCACGAATAACAGCAAGATCGGGATATTGTTCACAGATTAATGTTGATAGAGAATCACATAAAAACGCAGGTGATCCTCAATTGGCTGCTAATAATGCAGAGGATGGTATTAAAGATAAATTTAGACTTGATAATGATCCCCCAGCTGAATCTTTTGAGAATAAATCAGAAACTAGTCCGGAATATAATAAAATTAACCCAGCAGGATGGTGTCCTGGTGAATCCATACAAAAACCTGGCACATTTGCCTCTACAGATGAACACCGTGCAATGGTATTGGGTGACGTTCCACCATCAAGTGTTGTTGGATCACAGACTCATAATAATAGTGAAGACGGACCACATGAAAGTGAAATGAATGATAAAAAATATAATCATGGATTGAATCAATTTCAAGGAGAGGCACAATCACATAAATCAACCAATATAAATGACCAAGGCCATGGTTCAGGTGGTGTTAGGGCGGGAGCCTCCTATGATAATTCACAACAAGATACAGGAGCTAAAGACAATCCAAGAGTAGTAATAGAAGAAGACTATGCAGGTGGAGAAGACACAGGTAATAATTCAAGAAATAGAGAAGATGAAGATAAAGAAGCAGCCAAAGAACAAGAGACTCCTAAAGGATTATCAAAAGCAACAATTATATTAGATACTTTGAATTTAAAACTTAAACTTTGACTATATAAAGATATCTTTATATACCTAGAAATGTTTATATAAATATAACATGACTGACGAGAAAATACGAGACGATGAAGAAGAAGAAGAAAAATTAGAGAAATCTAGTTTTGACGCTTCTTTAATTGCTCTGACAGAGACAATCAAAGGCTTCGATATTAATGGACTCAAATCTGAGATCATAAATGTCGGTACTAAAGTAGATGGTATGGAATCTAGACTAAAAGCTCTAGAAGAACCAACTAATCTTCCGTTGAAACCAAAAATATCAGCAGAAGATGATATTGGTGCTAACACCAAAGTCCCAGATACTTACCAAAGTAATTCTCAGCAAGCAAGTTTGAAAGAATCAGATGAGGAAAATAAAACCGAAACTGATACAAACAATCTAAGCATGCAAGAGAAAAGCTATACTCAGGAAGAACAAGTATTCACCACTGAAACTCCAAGACCAGGTGCAGCTTTGGAAACCGTAGAGAAATCTACTGGTAGACAAACTAGTGAGGTGTTAAAAGCCGCACGAGCAGAAGGTTATGAAAGTTTAAGTGTAGTCGGTAAACGTATTCTCAAAGGAGACTTCGGTGCACCAGATGAAAGTGAGGTATCACAATGGTAAAAATTCAAACTATTGATGAACTAGAAGCACTTTATTATGGTTATAACCGAAACACACTTAGGAAAGCAGATGCTCCTATCACTACTTCCACTACAGGTACATTCAACGCCATTTTTGGTGCATATGCCTGGGCTCAATTAAACCTTGAAGCCAATGCCTTCGGTATCTTACCAAAGTATCCGTGGGATAAGAGTGGATGGAGGGTTATCACTGCCAAGGCAGACACACTTGCCGATGCAGGAACCTGTAATAACACCGCATTAGGTGGTACTGCAGAAGGAGGACTCATCGCAGACACAATCAAACCAACACTTGCAGAAATTGATGTAAGACCAAAAACTGCTCAACTACCTTTCAGTGCTTCAGAAGTAATGGAATGGTTGGCAACACACAGTAAAGACGACATTTGGGGTGGTCTAGGTTCACTTAGACTATTCATGGCAGTTCAGCACAAAGAATTGCTAAACAGAATGTTACTTTCTGATGTAGAAGCCGGAGCAGCAGCAGCTTGTGCAGTTCATACTGGCTCACTTAATTGGGAGACATTAGACAGAATTGTTTCAAGTCAAGCAGAAGGCAACTTACAAGGTTCAAATAGTACAGATAACTATGATCCTTGGAAGGGAAGCTCTGGTGCAGTTATCGATAGAGATAGCTCATCAACGTACGATTCAACAGTTAGTTCACCATCTGGAACCTTAGGTACCAATGGTATTATGACTGATGATGTATTAAGAGTATTCCTCAGAAATATCCGTAAGAAAGCTGGTAAAGATCCAAATGTATTCCTAGGTTCCCATGAAGTCTATTCCGAAATACAAGGCTTGTACATGCCTTCAGTCCGTATTGCAAATCCATACGGTGAAGCATTAGTTCAAGTAGATGTAAACGGTATTCAGACATTCAAAGGAACAGGTGTAGGTATTCATGTAGACTCTGTCTATGGAGTTCCATTCATTCCAACCAAAGATTCACCAAGCAATGCTAGTGATTCAGACGAGGTAGGAAGACTATTTGCATTAGATACATCTGATGCAGAAGGATATGGTTACCCAAGATTAGGTATCATGGTATCAATTCCAACTGAGTATTACGAAGCAACCCGTAGAAGTCCAGGTTACCCATTCATCAACAATGCATTCGTTGAGAAAGGTGTATTCAGAACTATGGGTGAAACCGTTTGTAGAAGTTTCATCGCTCAAGGTAAAATTAGAGATATTAAACTCTAGACATACACCGAAAACTTTCGAGTTTAGGTATTTTTTTATTTAATTACCCTCAAGGGGACACTATACTTTATATACCATTAATACTACATTTATATATGGCAATCACAGTCGCACAGAATTCAGACCATAAGAGTCTAACAGGAAAAACTCTAGCCGTACAAAGCGAATTGACTTCAAAATTGAAATCAACCATTGTAGATGTTACATATGGTGGATCAGATAATTACGCAACAAACGGTAATACAGTTGACCTTTCTTTGGGCGGTAGAATCGATGTAGTTATAGGGGCAGAAGTGCTTCATAGCAACAAAGGACTACTATTGCAATACGCACCAGCAGCAGCTGGAGCAGCAGCCACAGGAAAATTTAAAGCTTATGGTCATACACCAACAAGTTCTACAGCAACAGTTGTAGCATTTGAAGAATTAGATAACGCTGACACCGCAGTGAATAGTATGACTATTCGTGTTCGTGTAACAGGTTACTAACCTTTTTTATTTTTAAGAATTATTATATACTAGTCACAAACCTTATATATTAAAATACCTTTATATGAGTATGGCTCAGGCAGATTATACTAGAGAAAGGGTAGATGCCAGTAATGGATCTTTAATTGGTAGTTATAGTAAAAATATAGATGTTACTTCAACCGATTCTTTTGCAATTGTATTAGATATCGATACAAGAGGAATAAGAGAATCAATATTTTCGATTTTTAATACACATGGTTCAAACAGCATAGATTATGATATTTGGGGAAATCTGAATAGTAATCCAGTAACAGCACTAACTGGAACAGCAGATACTGACTATGATAATGGTTGGGTTCAAATAAAAACAACTACTGCTCAAACAGCAGGTGCAGCCCCAGCAGTTGAAACTTTAAGCAACCCTTATACCAGAGTTGTGGTTAGAATAAAAGCCACATCAAGCAGTAATCAAGGAACTGTTAGAATCTGGCATAGGGGTGAAAACTAATGGGTTCATTAGACGCTTCTTGTACATTAGATACATCAACTCCAGTTACCGTAACTGGTGGTGTTACATTAAAAGGTGATTATAATGCTAGTACTAATTCCCCTGATTTAGATTCTTCACCAATTTCTTGTATAAAGACAGGTGATCAATATGTTGTATCAGTAGCAGGTAGTTTCTTCACAGAAGCAATACAGGCCGGGGACTCTATTATTTCAAAACAAGATTGTCCAACATTATTAACACATTGGATTAGAGTAGAGAACAATATAACAGGATCCGTAGCAGTTTTAGGAGCTAATACATTTACAGCTAGTCAAGATATTGGTGGTAATGATATAGATAATATTCAAAACTTAATTCATGATACATCAACAACTACAACAGCATTAGATTTATCCGGGGACCAACTACAAACAATATCAATATCAGCAGATACGACTTTTACAACATCTAACAGAGCAACAGGAAAATCTAAAACTATCAAAATAACCACAGATGGTTCAACTAGAACATTAACATTCCCTGCATGGAAATTTGTAGGAGCAAAACCATCTGACCAAGCAGCCAGTAAGATAGGTATTTTAACAATATCATGTTTTGGTTCAGCAGACAGTGATATTGTGGCAGCCTACGCAGTAGAGGAGTAATAAATGTCTCATAGAGACTCTGTAATTAAAAAGAATAAAGAATTAAAGAAACCAATGGATTTAATGAATATTGGGTTTGTTGGAGCAGCAGCTAAAGTTGTAGATCCATCAATTATTTTAGATGATGGTTTTTCTTCATCATCTGGATGGACACATATTGGTGGACAAAGCCAAACATCAATAACAGGTGGAGAACTTGTTGTTAATAACTCACAAGGACATGTTTTAGATCAAATGACAAAATCACTTGGACAAACATTAGATAACACATGGTTAGCACAAATTGACTGGAAACGGACTGCCTATTCTGGTTCTGGTGGTGGCGAAGCTGTTCCCCTAGCAGTTCTTAGTGGTAACGGTGGTTTATGGGATTGGTATGGTGGATCAAATGGTTCTACTGATGACGCAATCGCAATAACACATTGGTCAACAGCTTATGGTATGGCAGTTAGGACAGGAAATGGTAATAATTATTCAATTAGTACAAGCATTAGTTTACCATCATCAGGAACTTGGCATTACTTAACATTGGAAAGAGTTGACCAAAATACTGTTAAACTTTCCGTATTTACTGATTCAGCAAGAACAACTCATGCAAGTAATTCCCCACACACTTGGGATATTTCCAGTTATGGTAGTGCAATCACAGGTTTGAGTTATGTATCAACTGGAAACTATTTGGCTAATGGTTCGACTCATTATAGATATGTTACAGCATATGGAGATAATATCTTAGTAAGAGATACATAATGGCTAAAATTGCAATGATTATGTTATATTATGGGATATTTTAATTAAAATTGACAATAATATATAATTC